TGAGTGACCGCAGTCATCTATTTTAAAGAGATTGTTGTTTCCAACACGGAGGCGGTTGACCGGTACCCCCTACTCTAGCTTCACATGTCAACGGAACCCTAGTGACCCAAAATAGATCCAAGTCCTATAAGCACGGGTTGTATCTTTTTCACATTGCCCGAATCGTTTGCTGCCTTAAGTTAGTAGCTGTTCTTTGACGCCCAAGTCCAGACCGGGTATTGCACCGTTCCTCAATGGGGCCGAGTCATAACACTCAGCACAGAGTCGTGATTAAATTTTATCTTTGATGTGTGAGCCATGCACACGTACTTGTATATGGCCGTTGTAATAATCTGTTGATTCCAATACTCGCCTTGCAAACTGTTCTCTTGCCTCAATGTAACTACATTCAGACTTGCTTTTGCAATAATAAAGTATTTCTCTGGAGAAGTTTTCGGTGCCTAGTTTGATTACGTCTGCGGTTAATTCTGGGCTTGACCCGTAGTACTCACGCCAATCTGAATCGATCTTGGTGCGTATCTTCTTCCGCTTTTTGATGCCGTTCTTTTGTTTTACTGTCTTGTACGTTGTTTTTGAAAATTTTGCTAATTTTTTGCCTATGTACTTGCGTCCAGATAGATTATTTGTGATCTGATAAACAAATCCCACACATTCTTCGGGCAGTGTCTCAACTGGGGTGTCTTGATAAAGCCATGTCATGTGAGTTGTGGGAAATTGCCTTTCGTGCTATAGTTATGCCTTGTGTTCAAAGTTCACGTAAAAAGTTGCCTCTTCTACCACAGTGTTTGGGGATAATGCGGTAGAGTATCGTATAAAATTGCTGATATCTGTTAAATTTACGCCGTTTCCAGTCCAAGTGGGTCTGCTACGGCTCAGTTCTGTGTCCAAGCGATCAGGTGTGATCAACGTGGTCTTGAACTTGATTAAATTTTGTTTGAATGACTGTGTGCCCTGCCTGCTGGCATGCGCCAGTGCTGCCTTGGCCACACGGTATGTTTCAAATCTGGGTTCAGGGGCCACAATGTGTCGTTCGCCTACTGATCCAATGTTAAAGATGTGCCCACTCTTGCCAGCATCTTTCCACTTGTCATACACTGCCATGTATAAGTTTGTTTGTGCAAAGTTGGCCCAGGCTTCGTGCGGCGGACCATCAAATGCATTGTTGACAAACACATCATAATTCAAACTTTGTTGAGCAATCAGCTTGACAGCTTGTTCATCGGTGATGTTCAAGTTTGTGGTCCTGCTGACACTGTCTGCACCAAACACATCCACTAGGTGTTGCCCCAGTCCTCGGTTACCGCCTGTTACTAACATTTTCATCGTGATTGATCCCATACTTTTGTAAACTTTTTGCCACAGGTCATGGCACATTCAAACAGTCTGTTGTGGTTGTGAAACGATGCCACAAGATCCTGCCAAAATTCATTGGCAAATATTTCTGGCAATGTTTTGTGATGTATGTTCAAATTATCTAGTCCATAACGTTGTAAAAATTCACGCACTTGATTTTTGCCATTCACTGTACTCAACGGATTTGCACCAGGCAATGTGCCATCTTGAAATCTTGCATCATACAAGTTGTGATTGAAAAAATTACAAGGCAATACCACACCTTCGGCATTGATAGCTACTTTGTTGCCGGTCAGTGCATCGCAATGTATGGGTGTGGTGTCAAAATATTCTTTGATGTTGTGGTATTGTTGTTTAAGCTCAGGCAACGATTGCATGCTATGATTTTTATATTGCTCATTGCTGGGAGGTTCCAACACATAATCAGCACCAGCTACTGGCCATAAATCCAGCTCGGTCATAGTGGCATGATTTAAAAATCTACCAGTCTTGCGAATCAACACATTATGAAATCCCATGCTCTTGCCCAGGGGGTGAACTTGATCAATTTGATGTTCATTGTGTTTAAAAACAATAAAGTTCCATTGTGCTCGCCCACCAGCTGAGATAAACGCCTGTGCATTGGCAATAGCAGTGTTGTATTTTACGTTCTTTCTGTACAAATGTAAAGTATCTTCTAGTCCGTCGATGCCAAAATCTATCTGTCCGTAGCCATTCATGATTTTTGCAATTTCTGCCCAGTACTCAGAATCATGCACTCCGCCATTGGTGTGTATGTACAACCATAGTTGGGGGCTCTTGCTTCTAAAGTCACGCAAGATGTCCAAGAAATCTGGATGCATTATGGGATCACCGTAACTGCCACAGAAAAACACTTGTCTCAACTGTTGACATAATTCAGTGTTGAATGCTTGATCAATTGTCACACGTGGCAAGTGAATGAGTGGCATGTAGGGATTGATACCTGTTCCCATGTTGTTGCGAGGGCACTGAGGACAGGCAGCATTACAATATGTTGTAATTTCAATTTGATATTCAGTAACACTGTTGTAATCAAACATCGGGCAAATTCTCAAATATGTTTTTGATTTCTTGAAGCACTTGATGATTGGTTTTAAAAATAGTATTGCTCAATTGTGGTCCTTGACGTCTAAGGTCAATCAACCATTTCAATGCAGGAGTTGCAAATTCCAATACCCATGTGCCATTGTGCCCCAAATACAAATTGGGACATATTGAATACGGTTCGTTGTCGGCTTTGTGCATGTACACAGGAAAAAATTTCCCCAACCACAATTCGCCAGTCAACAGGGTATCGTCTAAATGTATCCCAACTATTTCTACGTGTTTGTCCATGGCAATGCTGCCATCTGAGTTTAACACATGATCATGCACAGTTTTGCCATGGTGTGTGATTTTTAATTCGTGATTGCCGTCGTCTAGCGGCACATCAAATTCCAAACTGTCCTGTGCAACACCATCATACAACAACATGTAGTCGTCAATGGTAACCTTGATCAATGGATCTCCTAGTTTTTGTTCTACTGCAAAGTTCAGTTGAATTTTCAATGCACCAACTCCTGAATTCTAGCCAAGCGTTCTTGATACTTGTCCATCAGTGTTTTGAGTTGATCATCGCCTTTCCAAAATGTGTATCCCAACTGTTCACAATGTTCTTGTATCTGTATTCTACGCATAATACGTTTTTTGTAAGTCAACTCAGGATTATCTTTGCACATCCAATCTGCCCCTTGCGGACGCTGATTGTTGATGCCAATTATGTTCAGTGTGTTGGGTTGATCAAACATGGGTGTGCCTTGTTCTATGGTCAGCGTAGTGCCTAAATTTACACCAATGATAGTACCGTCTGCTACAAATCGTTGGTACTTGGTCAGCAGATTCAATGATGCTTGATGGTCTGCCTCGGTCTCTGTGGGGAAGCCGGTGATCATTAAAAAATAAACCTGCATTTTGTTTTTGCTGTATTGCGCCATGTTGTAGTCAAGATCAGCCATGGTAAAATCTTTGCGCATGTCGGCCAGAACTCGATCACTGCCACTCTCAATGCCCAATACCATGGTCTCTGCACCTGCTCGTGCCATGTGTTCAAAATCTACGGGTCGCATGGCATTAGGTCTGCGCACAATGGCATGACTGCTGTAGACAAAATGTCTATTAGGAAGATTGTGAGATTCATAATAGTCTATCAATGTTCGATTAAACTGTCGAAAATCTTTCATGCTACCATTGCACAATGCATCGTGGAAAAAGAAATCTCTCACCCCGTATTGTTCATAGTAGTGAATCATTTCGTTGGCCAGTTGTGATCCTGATTTGACTCGGAAACCGCCATGTATAGTAGGAATATCACAAAACACACATTTTCTAACACAACCTCTAGAACTTTCTATTGGTAGCACACCGTGTTTACTGCCATTCTTATATGACCTTATGTCAAAGTCACCAAAATCCATTACAGGTTGGTCAGCAATGTTGCTACGTTCGGCAAAAAAATCAGTGTCTATACCAGCTACATTGTAGTTGCCTTGTATGATCGCTGGTATAGTAGTTTCAGCCTCACCGCGTATCCAATGATCAATCAAGCCAAGTTGTTTGAGATAATGTGCAAAAGTTGGCCGGTCTGCAAAACTTCCGTTTTCTTCACGTATCAGTCCTTGTCCACCTATGATAACTTCACAGGTGTATTGTGATCTAAATTTTTCTAAGAATTTTTCAGTGAAACGTTGTGCCTGCCAACTAAAAACACTAATCAACAGTTGCTTGGGTTGATATGTAGAAATCAAATCAATCCAGTGTTGAATGAGTTGATCAAATAGGATTTGAGCACTTGCACCGAGTTGTTTGTTTTTGATAAACAAGTATTCATCGATTTCGTTCCACAACACAGGATCACATTGTTGTTGAAATCTTGTGAAATAATCTAAATTTATATCTAGACATTTACTTTTAACTCTATGCTTGTTGAATATTTGTTTAATAATGGCAGGAGCAGCCGCAGGACGTACTGCTGCTTTTCTTGGCACTGTTAAAATTATTGCATGGATCATATTGATTAAGAAATGTCTACATCTGTATTGTAACTGGTAAATCCGTTTTCTTTAACTACCTTGAGTATGTTCTCCACACGTCCAGCCAATTCGTCTCTGTGACTCACCAGCCAAATACTCTTGTGACGTTCACGAGTCATCTTCTTCAACAACGCCAAACTGGCTTCTACGCCCTGGGTGTCTAATCCGGAATCAATCATTTCGTCAATAAACAAAATATTGATGGGGTGATACAAACTTTCCCATACATCACGGAATGCCCAACTCATACTAAGGATCAATCGGTTGCGCTCACCGCGACTCAAGTTATCAAAGTCCAGTTCACGTCCCAATTCCTCAATGCTCACACTCAAATCGTTTTGAAACTTCACAGTGTGTGGCAATCCAATGCGATCCAAGTAGTGTGTGAGTCGTGCGTTCAAGTAACTCAAATTCTGATCAATGATCTTCTTGCGAACAAATGAATCTTTACTGGTCAATAACTTCAACAAAAATTCTTGATGGTCTTGTACTTTGGTCAGTTCGTTGATTCGGTTGTAGTCTACTGTTTGCAGAGCTTGTTGTTGCATGTCTTCAATCTGTTCGCTGTAGGGATCAGTTTCGGCGTGCTTGCTGGTAATCTGTTGTAGTAAATTATTTACCTGTGTAGAGTGCTTGACAGCCTGTGCTTCTGTGTCGTAGTGGGTAGCAGGTGCTGCGCCCAGTTCAACTGTGACATAGCCTACAAGTTGTTCAGCATAAGGATCTGCCTCTGCTGATTTGTCTAAAATCTTCTGCTGAATATTTTCTAGTTCGCTGCTGTGCCGAATGGCTTCAGCTTCGGTCTTGTAGTATGTTGCGGGCCGAGTGCCCAGTTCACCTAGTGCTTGCAGTGCCGCAGTATTTTCCATCCACTGACCATTTGTGGCCAAGCACTGCAATGCTGATTCTTGTAGCAATTTACGTTTGGCTTCTAACACACTTTCATGAGCACCGTCGTGAAACTCTTGACCACAAGCATAACACTTGTGTGCTTCCAGTTCAGCAATCTCTGCCTTGAGTTTGTCAGACGTCCTTAGTTCTCGGGCCTCATCTGTGACACAACGAGCAATGAGTTTTTCAAGTTCAGCAATGTCCTTGGCCCGTTGATTGTATGCAGCCAAGTCTTGGTGTGCTTGCAGTTCTGCTGAGATGTCAATGTGACTGAGTTTGTTGTAACTGTCTTGTAAGATAGAGATTTCTTTGGTTTGTGTTTGCTGCCATGCAGTTTGATATGCCAACAATCGATCATGTGCATCTGCTTGTTTTTTCTTTTCAGTCCACACAGCAAGATCTTTGTGTGCCAACAGCTCTGCTTCAATATTGACCCGGGCCAAATCATCGTATTGGCCCACAAGATAAGCCAAGTCGCTGTTGTATTTCTTTTGCCACAGGCCTTGACGTCGGCGCAGGCTTTCAATTTGTTCTTCAATGCGCTTGTTGGCTTCTTGCACCGCACGTACTCTAAACTCTTCTGAAGTGATTGAATCTTTTGTGGCCTTGTTGAGTTCTTTGATACGGTCAGCACGTTCACTCAATACTGTAATACCCAACAACTGCTCAATGATAGTGCGCTGTTCGTTGGCTTTCAAACTCAAGAATGGTTCGGTATATGTGTTTAAGGCCAAGATGTGTTTGAACATGTCATGACTCATGCCAAACACATGTTCAATAGCATCCTGTGTTTCTCGGCTGTCACCTTGGGCATCGTCTGTTGCACTTTGTTCTTCGCTGTCTACATAAAACCGCAACACATTGGGCTTACGTCCACGTTCAATCTTGTATGTTTTACCGTTGACTGCAAAGTCAAGGCTTACCAACATGCCTTTGCCGTTGGTTTTGTTCACAAGGTTGTCTTTGCGAATATTGCTCAAGGCTTGCCCGTACATGGCATAACTTAACGCATTGATAATTGTGGTCTTGCCTGTGCCGTTGCGGCTGCCGTCACCGCCCAGGTCCAAGTTTTCACCCAGTACCAACGTTAGATCTTGACGATCAAAGTCAATGCCTTGTGTGGCATTGCCCACACTCATAAAGTTTTTAACAGTGAGATTTTTAATTTGGATCATATATTAATATTGTATAACATGGGAAATATGGATCGACTATCTAATCCGCGTCGCTGATCTAGAACATTTAAGAAATCAAAAGTTGATGTTATAGAAAGATCAGGAAAAGACCCATCTATAAAATTATACATTGAATCTATTGATTTATGCAACCAGTATTTGGAATTAGTTTGGGCAAGTTTTTGTTTTAAAATTAATTGTAATTCTTCAAGGTAAACATCGGGCATACATCTAATAGATAGGGGTAACGGGTCTTCGAGACATTGAATCATAAATGTGTTTTCGTGAAATCCTGACTGTTGCAATAGATCAATGCAGTCAAAAATTGATGTAGAGTTCAACACAAACCAAACCATGTTAAAATTTATATCAAATTCTTGATCTTTTAAGTGCATCAAATTGTCGTAAAATTTATTCCAATGTCCGGGGTATCGAATGTACTCAAACTCATCTTTGATTGCATCAACACTCACAGTCCACTTTACATTTTTAAATAGTATTAATTTTTTAAAAATTTCATTGTCAATTTGAAACAAGTTAGTGTTGATTCGTATCTCTACATCAGGATTTTGTTCATGTAACAAATTCAATAACTCAAGATTTTCTTTGATCAACAATGGCTCTCCGCCAGCTAGATAAACATGATTAATGTTGTCTAGGTTGTCCAAAATATACTGTTTGTTTTGAGTCAACACTGCTTCATCAATTCTATAAGATTGAACATTTAATTCACTGGCCCACTTGCTGCTGAGATCAGGCCCGCAGTACACACATGCTAGATTGCAAGTGTTGCGCCAACGAAGATCCAGCGTCTTTAAATCAAAATTAGCAGGATCTCTGTACATGGTCGAACTAACATTCTTAATACCATATTTTTTATACCAAGATCTATTGCTGGACTTTTTTGAACCAGATTGGCTATTATCTTCGTTGCGATAACATACGCCACAACGATCATGTTTTATGTTTGCCAACATATCTTTTTTAATCAATGAATTAGTTGGCCCAAGCAAGATTTTTTCCAAGGGAGTTGAATGTAAATTTCCTAATTTTTCATTAGAGATAGCACAATTCTTTACAGTACCGTCAGGATTTATATAAACCCCAATCCAAGGAAGAGGACAAAGTGATTCGTGGGAAAAATACTCTTTTGGAGTCATAGATTCAACTCGGATATCAATTGCTTGACATAAAGATCAGTGTTATCTTCCAAATGCTTAGGATGCACAATCACCAATTGACAGTTGGTCACAGGTTGCAACAATTGATGGGCATGACACAATGCAATTTTTTGCGTGAGATACTCCATTAAAAACGTATCAGTCCAGCCTGGATTTTGTATCACAGCCTGACTACCAATACTGATAATTGTTCCACTGGTCCAGTCTCTTGATAAT